TTTCCTTAATTACTTCTTTAGAATTGTTATAAATAACTCTTGTGTTATAGATTGTATCTTTTCCTAAAAGTATTGGTTTGTCTAAATTTACAGGCTCTAAAGTAAAGCTATTACTAAACTTTGTAATTTCGGTTTCAGTTGTTGTGTTTTCCTCGATAACTGAACTTGACTTTTTAACTGAACCGCAAGACGTTAAAAATAAAAGTAAAATTATTATTTTTTTCATTTCGTTATTTTTTTAATTAATTGTAATAAATGTAATATTTTTTTATAAATTTGCATCAGTTCGTTGATGTATTATTGAATTATTATTTGGACGAGGGTTCGATTCCCTCCACCTCCACCACGCAAAGCGTTTATAGGATTCCTTTTTCGGTCAGGAATTAAAATAATAAACCGAAATTATGGGGGTGCTTGGATTTGACAGTAATAGAGTAAGTAGTAAGTAGAGCTAAAAAAAATAACATCAAAAGTTATCAATCTTTTTAGAGAGCCTTTAAGAATGGCTGTTTAAGACGTATTAAAACAACGTAAAAGTTTAAAACCGCCCTATTAATTTAGAGCGGTTTTTTTGTTTTACCAACGTGCTTTTCTTCCTCTATGGTCGTAATGCGTAAACGTAGGGTAAACTCCTATTCCGCCCTCTTTCATTTTTCCACTTTCAATTAGTCCTTCAATTACTAAAGCCACTTCTTTAGGTGTCATTCCTGAAACTTTAATATCCGCAGCAGTACCTATTAAATGTTGGCTATCTTTAACACCTCCTATTTTAGCATTGTATTTCGGACTTCTGTAACCGCTGTTAATTGTAATAGGTTTATTTATTGCAGTTCGCAATACTTCTAAATTACGTGCAAGTTCAACAATATTTAAAAGTGCAGAGTTCGGAATATCTCCGCCATCTTTACACTTAAATTCTTCTAAACTAAAATTCTTTGTTATTTTTGCCATTAGTCTTTTATTTCGTTAATATCCTTTTTTAAATCTTTGCCTTTTGATATAATTTCTTTTACAATTACCCAAAGTGATCGGTTACCTAATTTCATAGAAGTTTCATCTATTGATTTGACTTCAATATACAGCCATACAAATGTAAGAACTTTTGATATTAAATAAGGTATATCAAATAATTTTCCTTCTAAAATATATTTGTCAATCATAAAAGCAAACACAATTGAACCCATATAAAAGAAAGTCTTAACTACTATATTGAATAGTTTAGTGCTTTTAAAAGAGTTAATTCCTTTTAGTTTTATACTTACATAAATTGCAAATATGGTATCAAATCCAACTGCAACCGATATAAGAGCAAGTAGCCCAAATATCGGAGTTATGAATATTAAAAATGTTGTTATAATAGCAGTTAGTGTTTTAGTTGTCAGCATTTGCAGTATATTCAATTCTTTCTAATTCGTTTAACTGCTCTTTTATATCTTTAAAATTTTCATCATTTAAGACTTCAATCCCGACTATCCATCTATTACTACCATCTTTTACAAATAGTAGTTCAGACGCATTATTTTTATAACCATTCAATGTGTTATATTGTTCTAAATTTGGGTGTAGTACTAACATATTATAAAGAATTTAAGTAAGTATTAAAAGCATTTACAAAAGCAGTATTTTCAGTTACCATAGACCCCCCCATTGCATACATAGATATTTTTGCATCGGCATATACAGAAAAAAGCCTTAATATCCATTGATTTGCATTAGGTAAACCAGTTGATAGTAAAATTCTATTTTCACCTACTGAATCATTATATAAATAAACGTCCGTAGATGTTGTTCTATGTATTGATTTCATTCCTTTAGTATTTAAGTAAGTAAAAGCAGAATTTAACATATTAACGGAACCAGAATTAATTTTATGAGTTGTGTATGTTCCTAAACGAATATTATTTGTATTAATAGAATTACCATCTAATCTTTGCGATGTACCATTTGAAAATAAATACATATATCTACTTGCATTATTGGTAACGTAATTTGTACTTTGAGTACTTGGATTGAAATTTGTATCTATATAACTACTTGTACCATTACCAATAAACCCTTCATTAGCCGTAAAAGAAGGACTATTAACAGCGGTTAAAAGTGATAATCTTTTCCAATCAATTAAAGCAAAGTTAATATCTCCATCAGTAGCGAAATTAGCAAACGTATCTAATTTATTCCAAACCCCCGAAGATTTTAAAGTACTCAACAAAGTATTTTGTTTCAGCCTTTGTGCAGTACTTGGTAAAGTATAACCTTGAGTTGTTGCGTAATCTAAAATAGATTTGTATTGTGGTTCGTAAATTGTTAAACTATTAGAAGTTGCATTTTTACTACCTACTGAATTAGTCGCAGTTACTCTACAAGATACAACATTTGAAGTATCAGCAGTTACTAAAGTATAAGTAGATGAAGTTGCACCGCTTATATTACTTCCGTTTCTTAACCATTGATAGGTATAAGTAATAGGAGTACTTCCGCTCCACGTTCCATTAGTAGTAGTTAAAATACTTCCAACAGTATTAGTACCACTTACAACAGGATCTACAATGTTTGAAGGCAAAACAGCACCTCTTTTTACCCTATTGTTATGTATTAAACTATTTCCTAATCCTAACATAATTTATCCTTTATATGCGATTACTTTTCCGCTTTCTACTTCTAAATTTACAAAACGCCCGTAAATAATAGTGCCAGCTGTTAATGATAAAGAAGTGATTGTAGTGTCGCCTATTGATTCAAATTCCCCCGACTTGTAAGAAGTCAAATCTGCACTAATTACAGCATCTTCTAAAACTTGAATAGCTATAAACTTTTCGCCAGCCGTTGCATCGGTTGTTAATACTCTTAAACCAAATTGCCCAAAAGCTCCAATTCCTTGATTTCCTACACTTGCATATTCTAAATGTTCCATTGTTTATTTTTTTTTAATTGTTATCCTATTTTTGAAATTCTAAAGTTTCTTAATTTTGGTTTTGCACTACATATAAATAGAGGGTTGTTTGTTCTAATCAAATAACGTTCTACGTTTAACCATAAGTTATAAGCATAACGGCAGTTTAATTCAAACATAGTTTTTTTCATTGGCGTATCTACTTGTTTGCTAACATCATTATTTAATTTTTCACGCAATCCGAAAGCCGTATCTACCTGATCACCATAAAACGAATGATACGCATACCAATAGTGAGCAATAACCGCTTCAAGACCTACATTCGTATAAGTAATCCCTTGATAGTCGTACGTTCCGCCCTCTAACAAATCGGTATAACTTGCAATATCATTCATTAAATCAAAATATAATTCCTCTCCTAAAAGTGGGTATAGTTCGGTCATTTGACATTGCAAAACCGTTTCGTTAAATTTAGCAACGTTTATCGAGTTACTGACTTGCTTAAACTGCTGTACTTTCGCTATTGTTACTAATGGTATCATGCTTTTCCTCCTATATTAGTTTGTACTACTTCTTTTGGTGTCCCCAACATTTTGCGAGCTAATTCATCAGATATACCATAAATTTCAGATATAATAACAACCGCACTTTCTAAATCTGTCAAGCCTTGACTAACTGCTTGCTGAATTGATAATAAAGCTTGAACACCACCTACACTTCCTTTAAGTTGTGCTTGCGCTTCTAATTTCTTAACATCAGCTTGGTTAATATCAGCTTCTTCCGAAATTATAGGCAAGAACTCAATATATCCACCTTGCCACATTTCTTGATTCTGAACTATATCATTTATAATTGTTTCAACTATTTTGCGGTCCTTATCGCAATTCTTATAGTACATTTCTTGCATAGCTTTTAAACTCTCTCCGCTATTACCAAACATTGCGCTATCAGGATTTTTAACAAGTCCAACGGGCAAATTATTGAAAGCCATTAAGATATTCTTTGACGTTACATTTTCGGTATATTCAAACATTTTATCATCTAATGTAGAATCAATCTTAATAACTTTAAATACATCATCAATCTTACCTTCAAAGTCAGGTAATTGCATAAGTAAAGCACCCCCAGCATTTTCAGCACCTATAAACTTTTCAATTGTTTCTTTTACTTGCTTTCCTTCATCTTCTTTACGCATCCATTTTGGATTTCGTACAAGTTGACCCTGTGGGTTTAAAATATCTTCTGGCTCATCATTTGTAACAAGTGGTGGAGTAACAACTATTTGCTTACCGAAAAAACCTTTGCGTAAAAGTTGGTTTCTATAAACTGAACTTTGTGCCTCTGAATCGCAATCGTTTAAAACAGCGTCAATTCTTGAAAGTGGGTATACATAGTTTCTATCTAAATTAATAAATAAAACTTGACCTTTGTACTTTTGAATTTTTCCAGCTTTTTCAACTTGATTAGAAACAATTACTTTCTCATTATTGTAAACATCAAAAACAATCGGAGTTTCTTTTTTATCTAACCAATTAATTTTGTAATAAATCTTACCGTTATAATCGTTACTATCTTTTTTACCTATTCTGCAACGTTCAAAAGGCAATACTTTAGGATTTACAGGCTCGAAGTCAAGATTGTAATCAAAGTGTATAAAAACGCCCCTATGATTAGTAATATCATCAGCTACATCAGTAGCGAAGTCAATTAGTTTTTGCTTATCTGAAATTTTGTAGTTATCAGCATTACCAAGACCGCCACCAATAATATACTGGATCATCATTTCTGATGCCATTTTAGCCGTAATAGAATTGTTTTTTAGCCTATCAACGCGTTCAGGATACATATTATCAATCCCGTTCGTGTAAATTTCTAACTTATCATCCCATTTTACGACATTCTTAATTATTTCAAGGATGTCGATTTTCATTATTTACGTCTTTTGCGTGGTTTTTTTTCTTCAACTACTTCTGTTGTAGTTTCTTCAATTTCTATTTTTTCCGTTTTAGGTTGTGGAAAATGTGAGAATAAATCTTCTAATTTAAAGTCATTCTTTAAATCGTTAAAGCGTTTGATTAACTTTTCAGCGTAATCGTCTGTAATGTTTTTATTTGTTACAAAAATAGAGCTTCCAAATTCTAATTGTAGCCCTTCTCTCTTTTTATGTAATCTGTAATTTGAAGTATTTTCCATGTCTCCGTATTTTTTTACGAATTCGTGTCTATATTCATTAATACACTTATGACAAGACGCATTAACTACCTGTACACTAAATTCTTTTTTATAATCAATTAAGAAATGTTTTAATAAAGGCGAACCATCGGGAGCAACGCCCCCAATGATTTGACCTATATCTGTTTTATGCCAATCAAATGACATTATGCTTGTAAAAATTTAGCTTCAAACGCTGTTAACGTAGTAGCGTAATCAGTTTCAAGTAATGTTTTAGGCAAAGCCGTTTCATCTTCTCCCTCTGCACTTGATAAAGCAAACGAAATAACACCGTTATTTTCTTTTGAATTGTAAGTCATTGTTTCAAGTTCTAAACCTGATTCAAGACCGTATATTTCAAAAGCATCAGCGTTATCAGCTCCTTTATATTTTCTGTTAACAATAACAACGTATTTTCCACCGCTTGCTAATTTTTCAGCTTGTTCTTTGTTAGCTGAATTTGGAGTTAAAACAACACCGTTAAACGTGTGTTTAAACGTATCAAATGAAAACTCTTGCTTAACCAACTCGTAAGCTGTTGAGTTCACTTGTTTAACACCTTGCAACAAATAACCAGTTTTACCACTTTTCAACTGAAAGTTAGTACAAATAGTTTTGTTTGTTGCGTTAAAAGTAATTGCTGAATAATCAACATCACTTCTATTAACCAATAACACGTCATTCTCTAAACCCCCTTGTGCTTTGTCATCACAAGATAGTACGAAATCAGCGTCTAATATTCCACAAATTACTGCCATATCTTTTTTATTTTTAAAAGTTAAAGTAGTGGGTTAAATTAATAACCCACCGCTGTTAAGTATGATTGCATATGTTTAGCATCAATTGAATAGATACCATCCATGTAATTTTTCTTTGTTACTCTATCATAGAAAGCGTCAATCTCTCCGAAATCTCCACTAGATAAAGTACCTACTTTTAAATTCATTGGCGTTGATAAAACAACTCTATGAGGTAAGTTTAATTTTGTTCCGTTATCTTGATAAGCATCAATGATTCTATCCCATAAGTTAATTTCAACAACTTCAATACCTTTGAATTTAACTGTTAATTGTCCGTTTTCAGTAATCATAGTGTTACCAGCTCCTGAATTTTGGATGTTTTCTAAATCGTCAATATATTGGTCGAATACAGAAGATGTTACATAGAATTTAGCCATTCCAGATTTAATTAATCTTTTATCAGCTTTTTTATAAACTCCTCTTAAAATTGACAAACCTTCTCCACTCGCTAAAGCCTGAGCAGCGTAAGATGCACCTGAATTTTTAGAAATTGTGTATCTACCTGCTGTTACTTCTGCAAAAATTTGTTTGAAGAAACCATCAAAAGTATTGAAATAAGTTTTATCAGTTCCGTTTGTTAAAACTCCACCGTTTGCAATTGTATCAGCATCAGTATCGTTAAACCAAACTTTTCTTAATAATTCTTCTGGTAATCTCTCTACGATTTTAGCAACTAAAAAGCTACCTACATTTGATTGAGAACCCTCTACAATATTGTAAAAGTCAGGATTCATTTTAGCCATTTGATTTACAAGTTTGTCTTGTGCATCAACATCAGCTGAACACTGTGTTAATCTGAAATCTTCTTTTACAGGTGTCCAAGTTTTCTCAGTTAAAACGATTCCGTCAACTTCATTTGGAGTACAACCTGTTACAGCTTTACCCATTAAACCTAAATTACCAGCAAATACGATTTGCTTGTTATACTTAATTCCTTCTTCTACATCGTGAAGTTCGTTAAGTGTTTTATCACCCCAAGTTAACTCATTAATAACTTGTGATAAGTCTTTCAATTCTTCTTGATTGAAAGTAAAAGTACCATTGTTTATTGCACTTGCCATAGTTTATCGTTTTTTGTTTTTTGCTTTTTCTACTAATTCTTTGTAAGAGCTTTTAACCTCTGTTGTGCTTTCTTCTTTTTTCTCTGACTTAACAGCAGTAAAAGAAGATTTAATTTCTTTTTTAAGAGTTGCCACCACGTTTGACGCTTCCGTTAACGCTGTGTTTTTAGCTTCAATTTCAGCTTTTGCGTCTGCTAATTGCTTTTCTAATTCTGCAATTTTTTCAGCATTGTCATCAACTTGTGCTTCAACAATTTCTGTTAAAACTCCACCTACAAAAATGTAAGTTTGTCCGTCTGGCATAAGGTACTCACCCTCTGCTGGAGTTCCGTCAACTAAAGCAGTTGATTCACCTACAATTGGCATTTCTCCCTCTGCTACGTCTGGAAATTCCACTTCAATACCGTTTGCGTCTTGCAATACGATATTTTTAACTGTTACATTTACCTTTGAGAAAATTGCATCTACTTTCTCAAACAATTTGGTAAACATACCCTTTTGTTCATCTGTCATTTTATTATCAAGTTTAAAATTAAAATTCGCTTTTGCTAAAACGGGAATATTGTCAGCTACCGAAGTAGTGAACTTTAAATCATTTGCTAACTTTGGACTTAACCAAGTTTCATAATTCAAAAGTGGTCTGATTGCTTCTTCGTTTAATCCTGTAGTTTTAATGTAAAAATCAACTATTTTCTTTTCGTATCTTTTTAGCATTTCGCTATAGTCTGAAATTTCTTGCGCTGTTCCTTCCGCATAACCCCAAGGTAAGTGAATCATAAAATCTGTACCTTGTTCCAATTCACGAACAGAACCAGCCATAAAGATTAATGTTGCAGCGCTTGCTACAATTTCCTGTCCTATTACTTTGATTGGTACGTTTAAAGAAATTAAGTAATTGTAAATATCAAAACCAACATCAACAGAGCCACCAACTGAATTAATGTAAACATTAAACATTGTAGCTTCTTTTTGGTTTTCCACTTGCGAAATAACATCTACCAAGTGTAGTGTTTCTCCGATTTCGCCTTTAATAAAAATATTACCTTCCATATTACAAAGTTAATTTAGATTAAGTATAAATTACTACAACTAAATTAAAAGTAAAAAACCACCCGTTAAGGTGGTTTTAAATATGGTTAGCTATTCATAAATTTTATTATATTCCAAATTTTACTCTCGGAGCAATTGAATTTTTCACTTATAAAAGTTACTGAAATTGTAGGTTTATTGGTTTCCAATTCTTTTAAATAAGTTTCATAAATCAAAACATAGTCCATTATATGAATCGGTATAACACCCCGTTTGATTAATTCTAAATATAACTTTTCGTTAATTGATTTTATAAAAGTGTAGTTATTCATCACCATTTTTTGATTGGACACGTTTCGTTTTCACTTCTTAATTTAGCGGACAAAGGGCAATAGCAAACACCACAATAAAAACCTTCAATTTCTTTTAGATCATCTTTTATCATATTCAACATTTTACCTTCTTTCAACTCATTGCAGTCAATACAATGCTTTGCCCTTTCTACCGCTTCGAGTTCAGTTACTTCTGATTTGGCTATGTAATTTTGCCATCCTTTTAATATGTTGCTTAACTTACTCATTTTTCAAATGTACAAAAAATATTTTATAAATTCGCATTTTGTTGCACTTGTACAAATCTATTACCAACGCTTTGGATTTCTTCAACCGCTACTACTGGAGCTGGTATGCTTGCAATAGCATCTACAACCGCATCCATATTAGTAGATTCACTTCTTACGCCTTGCGTAATAATTCCACCGCCTTGAAAGAAACCGCCTGAACTTGAACCACTACCGAATCTATTATTAAAATCCATAAAGGTACTAAATGCACTTCGGTTCAGTATTCCAATTCCCTCGCCTCGTTCAGCTTCAAATGTTGTCCCATCTTCGCCGTAAAATTTTGTACCGCCTCCGCTATGTCTTTTACCTCCGATTTCTTGAATACCTCCTTTTTCGAATTTTGCACCGTTAATTTGTGCAATACTTCTCGCTGTTGTTGCAACCGTTCCAGCAATTTGAATTCCTCTCGATATAGATGCATAAGGTTCAGGAAACGTTGAAGGAGTTTTTAAAATTTCTGTAACTGCTAACCCTCCGTTTATTAATGCGGTTGCACTTGCTATAGCTTTGTTTTTACCGAATAGACCTTCCAAACCAGCTCCTACTTTTTGAAATTCTTGTAATTGTGCCTGTGTTCTATTCAATGCAGCAATACGTGCCATTTCTTCATTCTTCTTATCTGCACTCGCTTTTAATGCATCGAATTGGTCTTGCGTTATTTTCTTATCGGTTAGCAATTTGTTGAGCCTTTCCATTTCTAAATTGTATTGCTCCTCCGCTTTTATAGCATCTTCTTCGGCTTTTGTTTCAGCTTCTGCTAGTGCTAACTCTTTATCAATTGCAAGCTGTTCAGCTTTTTTAGCCTTAATTTGTTCGTCAAGTGTTTCTTTGTTTGTTTGAATAGTTGCATCTGTTTCGCTTGCAATACGAATACGCTCTGTTTCAAATTCAATTTCTGAAATTGTTAATGCTTCATTATTTTTCTTTTTTTGCTCTAATTTAGCAACGTCAATACCTTTTTCTATTGCCAAATTTTCTGTTTGTTTTTGAGCAATAAGTCTTAACCTATTTTCTTCTTCAGCTACTAATTCATCTGTTAATACTTTTGCACCTTCTAATTTTGATTTGTTTTGCTCTAAAAATAAATTTAATTCTGCGTTTGCAAATTGCGCTAAAGTATCAGCGTTTTGTTGTGCAAATGTTTGAGATAATTTTAATTTATCTGTTTCATATTGTAGCTTTGAAATTTTACCTTTATCATATTGCAGTTTTAAGTCTGCATTTTCTTTGTCGTAAAGTTGTTTATTGAATTGATATTGCTCTTCAGCTGTTTTTGCTTTTTCAGATTCTTTAACTTTAAACAATTCTATTTCTTCTTTTGATTTTGTTAGTTGCGCTTCAATAGCCTTGTTTTGACGTTCCAATTCTTTTGCTTGCGCTTCTTTTGCTTGTGCTTCTTGTTCTTTTTTTAAACCTGACAAAACTTTTGAATTTTCTAACTGAGCGTTTAAACCTCTATCTTGTGCTTCATCTAATTGCTTTTCGAGGTCAATCATTTTCTGCTGCTCTTCGATAGTTAAGGCTTTTGCATCTTTCATTGAATATTCTAACTGTAAAGCCTTTATTTTCTTTGCAATTATTTCTTCTTCTTTTTTAGAAAGTTCAGTTGTAAGGCGTATAATTTCGTTTGCAGCTGCACCCCTTTCGGCAAATGACCTAGACGTATCTTTAACAATAAGTTTCTGCTCATCTATTAAATCATTAGTTTTTATTTGCGCTCTTTGATATGCTAGCTCGCTCCTTTCAATTTCTTTTTTTAGTCTGTCTATTTCTTGCCCTTTTTTAATTGCAGCGTCTAAAAATTTACCTGTTTCTTTTGCTCCTTTTTGTATTTTATCTGTTAAATTTTCAACTCCTGTTCCAGCTTGTAAAACGCCATCTGTTACCTTTTGAAAGTCTAAATTTATAATGCCTTCTAATATTTTGCCAAATGCTGTAAATCTATTTATTAAATTTTGTTTAACAAATTCGTAAAGTTCAGTCATTGTCTTTTTAGGATTGCTAAATGCTTCAAATAAATACTTACCTACGTTTTGAAACACGCCAATTAGCGACTGAAATATAGCCTGTAATGGTCTTGTAACTGCTGTTAATTTATCTATACCTCCTTGAGTTGTTGTAAGGTAGCTAATTAACGCACCCAACGCAACTACAATTGCGCCAATACCAGTACTAACTAATGCTATTTTAAAGAAGTTTAAAGCTTTTGATGCTCCGCTAGTCGCTGTTGTTGTTCCTACTAATGCCGAAGATTGAGCAATTAAAGCTTCTTTTGCTACTAATAAGTTTGCATAAGTACCTTTTAAATCGTTTATAAATCCACTCATTTGAGGGCTTAATCCTTCAAGTGCGCTTGCATAATTACCTATGTTTAATTTTTGTTGTAGATATTGGTCAGCATTTTCTTTTATAAAAGCGTTATTCTCGTCTAACTTTTTATTAAGTGCTTCGAGTTGTGCTTTGCCTTCTGTTGTACTTACATTGGTTTCATTTCTTAAACGATTTAAAAGTGCATTTTGGTCACGAGCTTCTTTTATGCTTTGCACTTCTGTACTTAATGCAAGTGCTACCAACTTACTTTGGTTCGCTTGGTCGGCTTGCGCTGTTGTACTTTCTGCAATTGCTTTTACATTTGCGTTGTATGCTGTATTTAAAGCCTTTAAATCGGCTGCATTCTGTACGTATTGTTCACTCGCTGTATCGCCTTCTTTTGTAAGTTCCTTTTGTGAGTCCTTTAATCTATCAATTTCGGCTTTTAGTTCCGAAGTAGATTTTATTAAAGCACTCATATCGATTTCCAAACTTGCTAAAACAATTTTCTCTGCCATAATTATCTACCTTTGTGAGTTCTAATGATTACTAAAACAATATCGTAAATTTCAATATTACCATTTAATGGAGTTACTTCTATTGTTCCACCATTTGCAATGAAAGTAGTACCCGTAAAATAGCTTAAATCAATATCAAATCTTTGCTCCACTCCACTACCTTTTGAAAATAGTAATGTTTCTTCGCTAATAACGTTTAACGCTCCACCGATATTAATACCAACGTCCACCAATCCAGTTGAAACATTCATTTTAGCTTTGAATCTTAACGATAATGTAAACGCATCGCCATTATTTACAGCTACTAACTTATCGGTTGTATTATTCCAAAACGTTGTTACTCCTGTTGGTAATTGCGTTGTAATTTCGGTAACTGTTCCCGTTAATATTTTGCCAGTCACACCGCTTGCAATTGCTAAAGGCGAACCGCTTGTATAGGTTGTATCGGTTACTTGTTGCCACCCTGTATAATTTTCAACTTCTGTAAAGTTGTCGTTAATCTTTTCACGTCCAGCGTTTAGATTATCACTTATTAAAATTTCTTGTATCATATTGCACTAAATGTTATTGTTTCATTGTTTAAAAATATATCTTTTGCACCCCACGTTATAGCCTGAACACTCGCAACTATTTCGTTTGATTCTAAAAATTTTGCGTCTGTTCCTGTAGTTGAAAATTTACATGTTTTATCGCCTAAAGTTGTAAAGTTCAATTCGTATTTATTTACGCTTACTTTTGTAATATAGGCACTCGGAGCCAATATAAAAGGGTCTGTATATTCGTCCGACTTTAATATAGCATCTTGCCATAAAATTATAGGAATACCAACCCTCGCTATAATAGTTTGCCTATTAAATCCGAAGTGTATAAACGGCTCTTTGTCTCTAATTTCTTTTATCATATTCTTACTCTTATTGTATTGCTTATTACATTACCATTTAAATCAGTACATCTTATAAAAATTTCAGGAATTATAACAGGGAACTCTAACGGATCACTCGATGTTATCGGAGTTGTAGCGTTGTCAAAAGTTAAACCGCCATCGGTTGAGGTTTGAACTATAATAGGAAAAGTTCCGTAATATCCAGTAAAATATAAAAAACCATCTTCCCAACTAATTGTAAAAGTATCGGGTATTACTTCAACTTCCGTATCAAAGTAATCCGCTTTTATCATTTCACACTTTGTAATTCCTTTGCCTTGGTAATTGTTAACTTTATTTAAAATAAAATAGCTGTTCAATTGTTCAATCCAATATAGTTTAGAAAAATCAATATTTACAATATCGGTATCATTTAAGAACATAGACAAATCAACCATTTTAGCTTTGTTTAAAACTTTGTAAATTGGCAAATAGAAATCTTGTACTATATCGTTAAACGGTAATTTGTAAAAACTTTCAAAAGGTGCTTGTCCTATTGTTGTTTCGCTCGATAATGTTTCACTCCCAATAGTTACCGAACTATCGAAAATGTAATTATCAGCTCTTAAAAAGTAAAAACGCTTATCTAAACTTTTATAAGTTACTGTTCCATCATCTTTGACTTCCTTATCCCACAATTTATAAACGTTTGTATCTTTTGGCAATACGTTTGACTTTGCTTTTTCAGGTGCGTAAATTCGTGAATTAACAACCGTTTTACTATCTGGCAAATTCACATCACTAATTAGAATCGAACCGTTATAATAGTCGCCTTCTGCGTCGTTATATTTATACGTTAAATCGTTCTTTTGTGCATAACTTCCGTATGTGTATCTTTCGTTTGTAATTTCGTGGAATTTATCACTCCAATCAATTACATTCGTAGTCTGTAAAAGTTCGTTTAAAGTTAGGAATTTACAGTTATTGCTGTACTTATCTTTGTAAGGCGTTAAGCTAAAACGTGTCAATACTTCATTTAAAAAGTCTTTTGTTTTGAAGTCTAAAAATGCACCGCTAAAATCTATCGTTTGACTTTCTACTTTTGAAATTGACATTGTGATAGGCTGCACCTCGATAACATCTTTTAAATTGTAGGTATTATTTTTTGTTCTAATTACAATACAAATACTTTCGTTATTCTCTAATGAAATTACGCTGTTGATATTTAAAACCGTTGGAGTAGTAGAATTATCAAAACCGACATTCGTTTGTAACAATTGCAAAAGAGTTACATCGTCTGAATTTGTTATGCCTTCTGCATTTTTCGCTAACCATATTTCACATCGAACGGGAACCGTAGAAATACCTCCACCAATAGGTCTAAAATCAATAAGTCTATTAGCTCTAATTTCCCCACCTATTTCAATTCTGTACAATCCTTCCGTTAACGGCTCGAAATGTATATTAGCTGTTATCTGTTGTAAATCGTTTGTTGTGTTTGTAATTTGTTTTAAATAGGTACTTCTTTTACCAAATAAGGCGTCATAAGTTGAATTAGTTACAAATTGTAAATCATTACTTTCATATACTTCAACATCAGGAATAGTCGAAAGCACTCCCTTTGGAAAAGTCATGTATAAATTCTGAAAGGCAAACGTATCAAATACCGAACCGCTATAAGTAAATCCGTAGTATTCAAAAATCTTATTCCACAAATAAGAAACGGGAACACTCGGTACCAGGTAATCAATATTAATTTTATTAGTGTCGTACAAGGCTTTTCCGTTGTAGTCGGCTAAAATGTATTTATATGTAGTTATTCCGTTGAAACTATCTATAACATTATCCAACGTTTTAAAGTGGTTAATTTCATCTAATGGCAAAGCATTTAAAGTTTCGTTTTCAATTGCTTTGTACAAATCAATATTACCATCGTATAAATTAGCCTTAAAATCATTTGCGGTCGCTGTAATAACTGCCCAACCTTTATAAATTAAACACTCTCCACTTTCGGCATAGTAATAACATTCGTTTTTTTGGTATGGTATATTTGAATTTGTGCCAATAATACCCAACATTGCAAAGTTTCTGACATTCTTTGCAGTTCGTGGTATTGAAATTGTAGGTGTGAAATTAGCTTGTCTATTGTTTAAAGTAGCAATATCATTAACCTGCAAAGTTCGTGTAATTGGTTTGCTCGGTTGCAATTCAATTTCAAATCCGTTTATGATTAATCTACTCATAAAGTTCGCGTTATATTAGTAGGTAATTCAATTGTTAAATTCAAAGTGTAAAGGTCTGAACGTGGATTTTCTAAAACAAATGAACCACTCGCTAAATTTACTTCCATCCAATCGTTATCGTAATTTCTCGCATAAGGCGTACCCGTAAATAAATACACTTTTGCACTATCTAACAAATCCGATAATATAATTTTGTCGTACTCTTTAATTCTTTGCTCTCTTACTTTTATTAAACTTTCAGAAGTTTTACCTAAAGAAACTAAAGGCGAAAGTGTATCTTCTAAATTATTAAAATCGTTGTTTAATACTCCAAGTTCTTTTGTTTTTAGTTGCTCCTGACCTTTTGAAAATAACCAATAGTTCCAACCTCCAAACGAGTTAATCCATTTTATGTAAATTCCGTTTTCGCAATAGTTGGTAATTTTGTTTAAGGCTAAATTGAAATTGCTTTCTCCGTAGTAAAATAGCAAATTATTAACGCCTTCATTTAAAATCAATTCAGATTCAATATTCGGAGTTAATCTGCCGTCTGAAAAAACAACCCTATCAATTTTATCTGTTGTGCCTATTGTAATTGAATTGCCATTAGTTTGGTTATCAATATCAATACTTGTATTAGTCGAGTTCCACAAAGTTAAATCAAAGGGGTAGCCTTGCCAATAGTTTAAACGATAAGTAAAACCACTATTAGTATTTTTCTTTTGTAATAAAACTGATTCACCCGTTAAAATATCACTCGGAAAATAGGTAGTTTTCCAATCCCTTAACTGAACAAAAGCACTTAACCACGTTACTTTTCTTGTATCGGTTTCGCTTGTTTCATCTGCTAAATTAATAGTAGTAATAACGTCCTCATCTAAACTTATTTTATCAGTCCAATCATAAACAAATGAAGTATCCAAATCAACTTCTAAATCATCGGCAAAGTTATCTACGTTTAAAAGCGTACTAATTAAATCCTTAAAGTTATAATTAAAATTTCCGTTTGGATCAGGGTACAAAGTAACACTATTAAAACCAATTGATATAGTTGCGTTTATTGGTGCCTCTGCACTATCTGTATAAAATTTAACCACATTGTTATTATAGGCTAAATTTATCTTTGTGTCGTCTAATTCTTTTAAAAATACTATTGCCATTATATTGCTTTTATCATTTTAATAATATCACTTGTATATTTTAGTAGTACTTCTTCCCCTACCTTATCAATTATACTTTGTATTCTTTGTTCCGTTATAACCTCGCTTATTAATTCAACACCTCCGAACCCTTCACGCTTCCATCCTTCTCTCGCTATTTTACGAGCTATTAAAAAAGCTAATTGATTTTTAGTAATTTCTCCATTCAATCGGCTTGCTATATTCTTATCTTCAATCCATTGCTTAATAGCGTTAATCGGTGGGAATTTGCCAGGTTGTCTACCCGTTTCTAATTGCTGTGCATAACTTAACCCCCACAACTGCACGCCTCGAATAGTTTGTTTTACTTCTAAAGAGTCTGCAAATTTACCACTCGCTCGCATTCCTTTGCGGTCGTACGCTGAAATCAAATCAGCTTTGATACTTTCAAACTCTTTTATCAGCGTTTCATTCATACAACCTGAATTGATACGTTACCCAGAACCCAGTCAGATTAGCATCTAAAACATCAATAGCATCAACGTAACTAAATTGTAATATATCTACATTATCGCAATAACTTAAACGTTTTTCTAAATTCTTTAATTCAATTTCTAAAGGTTCAATTTTAGTTGTGTACTTTGTCCAATAAGCGTTGGCAAATTCATCAGGAACCACAAAAAAGAAATTCCCGTTATGAACTTGCGAACTCGTATTAAAATCGGTACCGCTATTTGTAACAGGGAATAATAACAAATGAATTTTATTCGGTAACGTGTAGCCATTCTGGTCAATTAAATTCAAATGCGATTTGTTACCATACTCAAATTTGTAGCCTAAATCAGTACAAATATTTTCTAAAAGTCTAACCATTAGTAAATCAGTTTAAATCCTTTGTACTTACCATCAATTAGTAAGTGTTTCATATCGTTGTAAATTTTTTCGTTAACGTATAGCGTTGTATCTTCTAACGTTTTACCTTGCTTTGCAAGTTCCTCTCTGTCTATATTTTTTATAAACGTATCTAATTTTAATTTACTTATCATTTCTTTTTACTCATTAATTTTTGATACTCTTGTTCGACTTGCCCTTGTTTGTTATTCATTCGGAGCAAATATATAATTTCAATGTAATTCTTATTACCGTACTCAAACGGGTAGCCACCGTAAATCTTCGCTAATTGTGAAAGTGGTAGTACATCGGCAAACTCGTTTAACTCATTCCCTCCTGCCATTTCCCACATAGCACCGTCAGCATTGACCGACTGCAATAATGTTATTTCATTTTGCTTCAAAGATACAAAAAAAGTTTCTATATATTTTTTAATTTGAAAATAATTTTGTATAGAAAGATTTAAAAATTCCTCTTTGCTTATTTTTAAAGTAGTTGTAAAGATTGATTCTATATTCGGGTTCTCTTTTGTTAGTTCCTTAAATACTATTTTTACCTCATTATAGCTTAATTCCACAATCTTTACGCTGTGAATAGGTTTTCCCTTAACGTGCTGTAAAATCGTTGTGTATTCGATTTGTTTTGATATTGGTAATCTTAAAAATTGTGCTACTGATACTTGTTTCATAGTTTAATGTTTAAGGCTTTGGATTTCTTTAGTCCTAAATTCTCCATTTCGTGGTAACGTACGGCATCAATTCCGTGATTGAAATTATCAATAGGTTTGTTTAATTTCTCCCCTGTAAGCTTATCTTTGTCCCATGCATATTTGCGTAGCTCTGAAATTAGATTAATAGAGTTTGAAGTAACCAAATAGCTTTGGTCTTGCATTATTTGAATACCGTAATTGATACTATCACTACCTTTTGTAACTGGGTATGCCCGAACTCCCAACGCTTTTAATTCTGAAATTGATTTAGGTTCTGCACTATCACAATACGCATTATCTTTTGTAGGTATTAATTTAGCTATTTGACTATTTGATAATTCTTTTTGGTAACATATTTCGTTTAGAATACGTTTGTCATTCCATTTGTAAACCTCAACTATTGCTGTAGGGTCGTTTGTGTATCCAAAATCGACACCGTAACCTAAAAGTCTGGCATCGTTTGGTATTGTATCGATAATATTCCAATTATTAAAGATAACGCCTTCTAAACTACCTATTTCTCCATCGATATAAACACGACACCAATTCTCCCAATATGTCGAAGTCTTTGCCTTTTGTTGTTTAATATATAAATCTTCGATAGTTTCGATCGGACAACCCTCGTTATCGTGGTATGTAAGTAAAAGAAATTCGCTATTTGGTTCTTTTAATGTTTCTTTGTGTACCCAAAATTCATTATCGGGGTTGAAATCAATCCACGTTTCTTTTGAACGGATCATTAAAGCATCGGCAATTTCAAAAGGTATATGGTTAGCTTCATTCAAAAAAAGAATATCACGTTTCCCACTTGCTTTTGCCTTACCTACTGAATCAAAACTTTTAAATTGTATTCTGGTCCCGTTTGAAAATGTATAGGTTAAACTTGACGCATTCCAATTGCTTTCAATCCAACGACCTGTATCAAACATTACATTTTTAAAAATGTCTAACGCTCCCTCTTTTACAGCTGGCAAAGTTTCAGCAACTACTGTTATTTTTAATCGATTTGTTTTAGTAGATTTATCGATTAGTATCGGAATAATACCGTATGTTTTTCCAAGTCACCCCCTCTGAATTAACAAAGGGGGTTAAAAACCTGCTGAAGTTCCGCCCTGAATTACTTTTTTTCGAGCGGTCATCTTCAGCATTTTATTTATTGCAGTTGTTCTTTTAAACATCTGTATCGGGGAATAATGGTTGTTCTACTTTTACGCTTGTTTCTGTTTTATCAACAAGTCCGTTTAAACGTTGCGTTATGCTTGAATTATAAATACTTGCCATACCTCCTTCAATTTGGTCTGTTCTAACTGCTTTACGTATGCGTAAACAGATAGTTTGATATTCTGTATATCTTTGTTCAGTATTTGCAAAATATTGGCTTAAATCGCTTATAATTTCGTTATCGTAGCACCAACATTCAAAACCTTCAATAGTTAACGGTCTTTCTTTTTCACGATACACCATTTCGGCATCTTTACCGACGTAGTCCTGAACTTTTATAGGATTGCTTTTAACTTCATTTTTGTAAGCTAAAAACAATTCCCACATTTTTTCAGGAGTTTCTATATATTTTTTCTTTGCCATAATCATTTCAAAATTAACCGCTTAAAACTAACAAAAAAGCGGTTGTGTATAACTTTAAAAAAGTTTGTAAGAACGTGAAAGTTTGTGTAAAAGTAATTATTTATTCAATACCGTAATAAAAATAATTCAATTTTTTTATAATTTCTTTTAATCGTGTTGGATTTTCTTTTGATACGTAAAGTTTATTTTTCTCGATTTCCAATTCTTGAAAGGATTGTTGTTTAGGTTTTGGTTGTTTCATTTGGGTAAATTTTCCCTTTAGTGTCTTGAAGGCAAAAAGCATCAAAACCATTTTTAATTAAACTATCAATTACAAATTTTTGTAAAGGTTTTAATGTATCGTTTTTCTCTTTGCACTCAATCCAAATACATTTGCCGTCTTTCATGGCTAATAAATCTGGGTAGCCACTATCTACAAATTTAACAACTTTTACAACTGTATAGCCTTTTTTTTGATATTCTTTTTTTACTTTAGTTTGAAATACGCTCATACGACTTAATTGTAAAATTCTTTTTTTGTTCAACTACTTTTAAAATATTATAATCTAAAGTATTTTTAGCAAGTATAAAATATACTTCTGTTTCTTTTCTTTCTTTTATTGTTAGCCTATCTAAAGACTGCACAAAATTTGTACCACTAAAACCAAAGTTAAGATAAATAAGTTTATCGGCTTTACTTAAATTAACTCCCATTGCTGAACTATATTGTTGTCCTATAAAATGTTTATCACTTGTGTTAAATTCGTTTAAATCGGTCGTTGCTTTGTCTTTAAAAATATCTAATAACATTTCAAGCTCCTGTTTAAAATAATAAAATATAGCTAATTTACCATTAAAATTTTCTTTTATGTAAATAGCTTTTGAGTTGTCAATTATTCCAGTATTACCACTATCAAAAATAATTGTACCACTTCCTAACTGGTGCTGTTTGCTCATTAACTTTACACCGCTATCAGCTAAAATAGTTTCATTTTTACCTTGTATAACTTTGTCTTTTTTTAATTGGTTAATCAGTTTGTATGTTATCGGTTTCATATCTATAAAAATATTTTTCTTTACAATAACATTTTCAAAACCCGCTTCTTCTTGCGTAAATTTATGCAATACTTTTTCAATACGTTTTGAAATTAAATCATTTTTAGCATAAGAATAATCATTGCTTTGTCCGTATGCCGTATAAATTAATTTAGGTATTACATAATCTTTAGCATATTTGTAGAAATTTGTATATTCTTTAAACGGACTATTTTTAGAAATCCAAAATTGGTGATACCATTGTGAATAAGATTCACTCGCTGGAGTTCCTGACAAATAAACTATTTTAGTATTAAAAAACAATTCTTTTAAAAGTTTAGTTCTTTTACTTGGTTTTGGAAAAGCACCTATTGAGTGTGCTTCATCTAATATACATAAATCGTATTTATCTTTAACCTTATGCAACGATTCATAATTTACAACTAATAACTCATAATTAAAATTAAAGTCCTTAAAATCGCTTAAAATTGAGTCAATAGCTTTTTTTTTTGTAATAAAAATAACTTTAGTAGCTTTTATATTTTCTGCTATTTGTAAAGCTGTTAATGTTTTACCTGTTCTTTGAGTATGTTGTAGATAAACTATTCCGTATTTATTTAAAATTTCGGTACATTCATTTGCGTTTTTTATCTGATAATCTCTTAATTGTTTCATAATTTAATTTTAATAAATTGTGTATAGTTTTGAATTTTGAATAAATATATTTTCTAACATTAAAAAGTCATCCAATAAAATAAATCCATCTAAAAACTTTTCAGTTATTAAGTCGTGCTTTTTTTGTAATAAATTTATATACATATCGTTTTTTTATTTTAAACCATTTTAAACCATTTTAAACCAAATTTTAAACTAAAAAACTTTGTAAAGCACTATGTTTATTGATTTTTAAACTAATTAAACCAATTTTTGGTTTAAAATTCATTTTTTAAAATTTTATTTTTATTTTTTTTTTTTTTATTTAAACCTTTAAACCAAGTTTAAAAAGTTTAAAAACCAATGTTTACAATACTTAACAACTTTAAACCAAGTTTAAAATTTTAAACCTTTTGTATTTCTTTTATATATTTATAAATCATTTGAACTGAAACGCCTAAATTTTCAGAAACTTCTTTTTTATTTAAATTTGGATTTATTTTATACAATTCTTTAAATTGTTCCTTTGTTGTTTTGTTTTTATTTGACTGAATAATAGTTTTTATTTCGTTTGTTTCAATAGAATTTACTTTAATTTTTTTAGCCATTGCAACAAAATATTTTGATAGTTTTTCAGCCGATAAAATAGATTCTTTACTAATTGTTAAAGCATCTGTTTTATATTCAGTATCGAAGAAACTATTAAAAGCATTTATTAATAAAGCAAATCTTGGGATATAAGATTTTTGTTTTGGTAACATTGATTTCATATACTCATTTTCTTCATCCGAATTTTGAATATCGGTGTACTCATTAAAAACTCTTATCCATTCTTTTTTGCTCTCTAAAGGTATTTTTGCAATTTTTGGATTTACATCCCCATCCTCATTAAATTCTACTACATTGTGTTTTATAGTTTCATAAAAAGAAATAATACTATCATTATACCATTGTATAGTATCGTAATTCATTTCTTTGTCATTCCATTTGTCAATATCTAAATTTGGGTATGTTAAAAGCATCCTATCCATAAAACCATTATCTTTATTATCCTCTGTATAAAAAGAATTTAATATACTTGGCTGAATACCACCCAAAACAGAAACTAAAGGTTTATCAACAAAAGAACTTTTAGCTGTTTTCCTATTTAATGAAATTGCTTTACCGCTCCAAGTAGATAGCCAAAACTCCAAATCTGAACCCTCACGATATTTATTCATATCTTTAAACCATCCAGCAAGTTCATCTTTAAAAACTCCAATACTATTTTTATTTTCTTGGTGCAATTCAACTAATGCTTCAATAGTAATATCATTTGCAATAAATTGCGACTTTGTAGGCTTGTGTATTTCTTCGTGTTCTTTTTTTTCTTTAGCTGAAAGTTTTTCATAATACTCATACTTTTCAGATTGTTTAATATAGTTTTTTATTTCTTTATTATTAGCTGAAAGTAAAGGTTTTATAATATTATGAATTGAAGGAGTTTTACCAAGTCCAGCTTTACCAACAACTGCAAGCCAAATAGTAGCGGTTTCATTCCATCCTTTTTTTACTTCAATCTGGATTGAATTACCAACTATAACAGAAATTAGCCACAACATAGAACAACCCATATAATCAATAGAACTATCTAAAGTTTCGTTACATTCTAAAATATAAGATTGGATCGGTTTTGGAAAAATATCAATAGGAAAAATTAAATCACTTTCATTAATTTTTGGTAACTCTCTTTTTTCAATTTCAACTTCTTTTTTTACAACCCTTGTACCAAATCCATCTTTATATATTTTAGAGGCTGATTCTGTAAAATTTCCGTTATGGTATTTATAAGTGTATGCAATAAAAGGAGTTATTAATTTTTCATGTGGGTATATTGTTCCAGTGCTAAAAAGGTACATACATCCATTAGATTTAAAAACACTACCACTTGTAGGATTTTCTGAACCTATCCTTTTAATAATATATTTATCATTTAAGTTTCTAACAACTTTTACATCATCGCTAATAATATCAAAAATTGATACCTTTTGATTGTAATCATCCCAAGGCTTAATAATTGCATCGTTAAAAGTAGCTTGTTTAATTTTAGGTACTTCAATTGTATTTTCTTCAATATGATTATATGTTTTAGAAATTGACCAAACTATATCCCTATCTCTATCTGAAATTGTTTGTATTTCTGAATATGAAAGTTTAGATATTTTATTTTCATATATTACAACCATTCCCCCTATTCCACGACTTTCAATAATTGCTTCTTTATGTTCTTTTAACCTTGCAATTTTTGTATTACCTTGTATTTTATCACATCTATAAAGTATATGATAACCTTGTCTTTTAGTTTTATAAACAACAAACTTTAAGTCAAAGTCATCAATATTGTCTTTTAAAAAAGATAAATATTCATTCCAAAAGTCATTTTGTTCTTGTAAAGTAGAAAAAACTTTTAAATCTACATCAATAACCTCAAGATTATTATAACCTGTTATTAATCCATATAAAGGAGAATTTAAGTTGTCAATTTCTTCTTTAGTTCTTGATTCTGTTTGGTATTTTTTCCATAAACCAATAGGACATTTATTTTCATCAACTGGAATAATAGAAAAACCGCAATCAACTAATTTTTTTAATACTGATTTATTCATTAGACTTTAGTTTTTGTTGAACGTGAAGCAATGTTCCTATTAAAGAATGTAGTTCTTTTTTTGTAATAGTAATATTTGAAATAATAGTATTATCACATACTTCTATTTTTACCATCATTCCATCTTCTATTATAGTAATAGATTGATTAACATAAGTTTCTAAATTTTGTTTGTGTTCCATAAATATAATTAATTTAAATTAAAAAATCCATAATCGTTTGGGCTAATTGTAGGAGCGCCCGCCCGATTATGGATTAAATGTCTTTATGTTTGTATTAGCTCCTACCTTAATACTTTTACAAAAATACAAAAAAAACCAACACAAAAAACAAAATCCCTAAATTAATTAGGGATTTGTAGATCAAATGTTGATGCCAAAAGTTTTAACATCGGGTGTTCTTTAATAGGGACTTTCATCTACCGGCTCCTCATTACTTCCAACTGCATTAATTTTCCAACCTTGCACCGAATTAAAATACTTTGTTTCGCCTTGTGGATTTGTCCATTCACGCCCTCGTAAATTAATTGAAACTTCAACTTCTTGTCCTACTTTGTAGTTGTCCAAAATATTACATTTGTCTTGCCCGAACTCGATTAAAATGTGCTGTGGATATTGCTCATTTGTTGTTACTACTAATTCACGCTTTTTAAAACTTGCAGACACTTCTTGTGTTGCATTGATTACTTTAATTCTTCCGATTACTTCCATTGTTTATTTGTATTAATTTTGTTAATATAATCTAATTTAATTTCAATTACTTCTTTTAATCGTTCTTTTATTTTTTCAATCATAGCTTCATCACGTTCAACTATAATTTCGTGATAATATTCAGTACCCTCGTGAACTAAATAATTAAAGAAATACGCTTTATTTCTATTTGTAGCTAACATTTGCATTTGCATCTGTGCATAATATTTAGCATCAATTTCATTTGTTGCAACTAATTTAAAAAATGTTGAACTTTTGGGACATTTAATTTCAAGAATTGCATTGTCTGAAACTAAACCATCAGGAGAAGCTCCAGCGTGTTCTTCAAAATTAAAGAAACCACAATTTTCTACTTCTAAAAATTCAAGTCCTTTCAATTCTTTAAACTTCGCAAAAGCTAACGGCTCTGTATCAATTCCATTTTGCATATCGTAGCTAATGTAGTTTTCTTCAAACTCTCCGTAAAGTTCTTCAATAGCTTTATCAATTGCAAAATTTTTACCTGTTTCACCAAGTCCACGAACGCCTAATATTTTAATTATTTCCGATGCCGTGAATTTACCATACCTTTGGTTTTTCCATTCGTTACTTCGTTGTGCAATATTCTCCATATTTTTTTTCAATTTCGTTAGTTACTGTATATTTTGTTTTGATTTGTTCTATTGTAGCATTTGCCTTTTTAGCAGCTTCAAAATTAACTTCTGTAAAGTTAGGTAAAACTTTATTAATAGTTGGTTGTATAGGTCTAATACGCACACCATCTGTAATAGCACCCATCATTTTTACATTTCTATCAACGTACAATTCAATTACCATACCTTTCCAATTTTCAATAACGTGACATTCTTTACCAATAAGTCCGTTTTTCTTTGCAAAGCCAGCTAATATTTTATTATTAGTTGAATTTAATTTTAATGGTTTAATAGCTTCAATAAAATAGCAAAATATACCATCCATTTTAGTTCCTGAAACATCAACACCTGTTTCGTATTTTACTTCTTTAATAGTAAAAATTAATTTTTTACCATCAGTTTCAAGTGCGTCTAAATCGGCACTTGCTAAATGTGTTGATTTTCTAAATTTTCTCCAATCTGTTTGTGTTTCCATAATTTTGATTTTTAAAGTTATGCAAATATAACGTTTTTTTGTTAATTAAAAAAGTTTTTGTTGTGAAATGTGATTTTTTATTCTTTTTATTCCAGCATTATAATAATCAGGGTCAAGTTCGCAACCAACTAGCTCAAAACCATAATCAGCACACGCAATCGCTATTGACATCGAACCCAAATGCGTGTCAAGTATTTTATCACCTTGCTTTGCGTAGTTATCTAAAAGATATTTATATAACTGAACTGGTTTCATTGTTGGATGTATTTTTTCGCCTTTAGTATGGTTATGTTGATGTATTGAATAAGTGTACATTTTTGCAGGCTTACCTATCCCCATACTTACCCAAGCATACTCAAGAGAAGCAAAATTTTCAACTGTTTGCTCTTTGTTCCAAATTGTAAAATATTCAGTTCTTGGTAAACCTTCGTAATTGTTTGCGCCCCATATAATCTGATTTTTTGAAACCCTAAATAATTCATTAAAATATTCTTTTGTTGGTAGTTCGTTATTCCATTTATTCATTTTTCCAGATTTATCAATCCTTGAACCAACACCTCTTTTTTGTTGTGATGCAATTTTATAAGGCGGATCAACTATCGCCAAGTCAAAATAGCCATCAGGGTATCTTTTCATCAGCTCCATATTATCGCAATTTTCTATATAAATTTTATCCGTTATTTGCATAATTTATTTTTAATTATTTTTCCTATTAATAACATTTCATCTTTGCTAAAAAAATCACTTTTAATAGCATTACATCTTTTACAACATAAAACTAAATTATTTTCTAAATACCCTATTAAATTATCCACTCTATCAATAGTAAGTCTATTGCATTTTACTTGCATAATTTTATCAGTTTTTAAAACATCTTCTTCGCTTCTTTCGCAATAAAAACATTTCTTTTCAGTTGAATTATACCATAATTCAAAATCATCTCTATTTAATAAAAAATCAATTTCTCTTTTTTTAGCACTTTGTTTTAATACATCAAAAATTCCTCTTGCGTTTTTTGTTCTATAATTATTTCTATAAATATTATAGGCTTCAAGATTTTTTTGTCTATACTCTTTTTGCTTTTGCTTTTGTTTTGAATTTGGAAGGTTATATCTAATCCTTGCTAATTCCGCTTTTCTCGCTAATATTTCTTCTTTAGTTTTTTTCATAAATCAAATGTACAAAATAAAAACCATATATCCTAATTAAAATGGATAACGTGCCATTAAAGCCATATTATCTTCATTTGTTATTGTTATTTTATTTGTTATTTCCATTTAATACTATTTTTTATTTATAATTTTCAGGAAGTGAAAATCCTTTCAGTTCTCCGTATGCTTTATTAAGCAAATACCAGTCGTTATCGTTTTTAAATTTAAAGTGTGCCGTTCCTTTTTTGAAAAATTTTACTTCAAAGAATCCGAACTCATACCAAGTATTAGCAACTAATGCAAACTTATCACGATTGAATCCATACAGCCCTCCTATTGTACTATAATTGATTGCTGTAATGTTACATAGCACTTTCGTTAAATCGTCTATTTTTACGCCCTCCAAATGAATCATATCTTATATCAAGTCTGTTGTATTCAAATTTAGCTATTCCATCAACAATAAATTTTTTATTAAGCATATAACCTGAATTGGTTTTCCATCCTTCAACTCCAAATCTGTTCTCGTGGGTATATCTTGTGAAATTATCAACGGCTTCTTCTAACGCTCTATTAAAAGTTTCTTGACGTGTTCCAACAATTATTTCAAACATTTTGTAAATATTACGCATTGTAAAAGGAACTTTCTCTTGCGTTTCAACAAACTTATTGATGTCCTTCATTACTCCAGAAGTTACATATTTTTTCATATTCATTTTTCGGAATATGTGGTTCCACGATTGTTTTTGGATCAACTTACCAAAAGACTTTTTATCTGTTATTGTTTTATCGTAACCAATGCTTAAAGATATACTACTCATTCCAATTTGGTTAGTCATTGCATTAACAGAATCAATACTTTGACGCATTGCATCAAATAGTTTCATTGTACCTACATAACGATTAACTAAAGCACGAACTTCATTATATTGCATAATTCCATCGCCTTGCATTTCTTCTTCTTCCTCTTCCATAAAAAAGCCTTCAAATTCAAAATCAGTTGAAGATATCGGTTTAAATAATCTAATTAATCCAATATCAATACCTGTTTTTCTTTCAGCAGTTGAAAAGCAATCACCAATATTAGTACCACTACCATAGTCACGAATTAGATTACTTAATTGTCTATGTGCATAATTGTTTTCAATTGTAGCGTAATTGCAAAGTGCTACAATTTCGCAACCTTCTGGAGCAATATCCCATGCGTGCATTATGTGGCGGTCTGCATTACTAAAAGGGGGGTTCATATAGATTGCATTTATATGGCTTATTTCTTCTGGTTTACACTCAAAAAAATCCCCTCCGATAATTGAACACTTATTTTTTAAAATAGCTCTACAATTATCGTTTATTTCAATTGCTAAAACTTCTTTAGCTCCGTTGTTTTGGAAATATTCAACTATATGTCCAAAACCTGCAGAAGGTTCTAATATAATTTTGTCTTTGCAATCCAATTGCATTAATTCAATTGCTTCTTGTGGAGTAGGATAAAATTCGTTATGAAACATTTTTCAAAAGTTTTTTATATTCACTATTAATTTTTTCGTTATTCTGCCCTCTTTTTTCGAGTTTACGCATAATTCTTTTTATTTGTTCAAAGCGTTGTTCAGGTGTTTTCATTTTTTATATGTTTTATTATAATAATCTTCTGAACCTTCATATTTTACCCAAAAATAAGTGGCATTAGCATCTTGTACTGATTTAATAATCTGTTCCTTTTCCATTTCTTTGGCTTTTTCTAATATATTTTCCCAATATGAATTTTTCCAATCCACACTCGGAATTTCTTTAATTAACCATTCTACTGCTGTTTGTTTCATAATCCTTTTTCTTTTTTGAAGATTTCTAATAATTCAGCATAGCTACATGCTCCATCATTTTCATTTAACCATCTACCAAAATCAATAGCGTAATCATCTGCTATTTGTTCGCATTCTATTGATTCTGGACAATCTTCTCCACCAGATAAATACCAATCAAACTTTTCTCTTAATGTCATAACGTACCGGTTTATTTTTTATGTGATTCATTTCTTTAACTTGATCTAAAACTTCTTTAGCTGTTAATACCATGTTCTTTTGACGCTCGTAGGCTGTATCAATTCGCTTACCTACTAAAACTATGCTTTTACGCTTCGATAATTTCGACATTTATTTTGTAATTTAATTTTTTACAAGCTTTCTGCAAGGTTTCAAAAGAGCAAACTACCTGATTATTTAAAATGTGGTTTAAATGTGAGTAGCTTATTTCAGTTTCTTTTGCAAATTCTCTTTGGCTGATTCCCTCTTTTAAGAAAATTTCTTTTAGTTTATTATTCATAATTCATCTTTGATTCGTAAATGTGGTAAACTTCTGTTATTACAACTGTTCTACTATCTTGTATGAAGGCTGTTAAAACCTCGTTAAAATCGTAAAAGTTTTCATAACTTTTGTTTTTAAAAACTTTATCAACTGGTTTAATATTTGCTTTTTTGTAAATTGTTCTGAACTTATCGTAACTGATATTTAATTTTTCGCAAATTTGTTTTGTGCTTAATAAATTCATATTTTAAAATAATTCAGTTTGTTTAACGTTTGCTTTTTTTGTTATTCCTAAAAATGTTTCAAAAATTGTTCTACCTGCTTCGTAGTCAACTAAATTACGTGCCATTTTTTGAACTGACTGTTTACCTTTGTATTTTCTGAAATCGTAATCGTGAAATTCACAAAGTGTATCAACTTCGTTTTCCATTGAACATAAAATTCCGTTTAACTTTCTTTCATTAATGTCATTTGGTAAAATAAAGTTTGTCCAATATAAATGGCGACCTCTTTTTTTAGCGGGTATTAATGGCTCATAATAAGGCGTTACATTTTCAACTACATATTTACCTTTAAAAAAATTATCTAAAAAAATAACTTCTTCATACAACTTTAAATCAGGATATAAGAATTTAAAGTTTTCTCTTGTCTTTTGTGTTATTCTTACTTTACTATGACTCGGGCAAGGCGGAGAACTCCAAATAAAATCAAACTCTTTAAAGTTATCTAACAAATATTGGTGTGCATCTGCTACTATTACTTTATCATTTGGAAATCTCTCTTGATACAATTTTGCAGCTTCTTCGTCTAATTCAACTGCTGTAACTTCAATTTCAATATTAGCTTCTTTTGCTACTTCGTCCCACTTTAGCCTATTACCACCTAAACAAGCGTATAAATTTAATATTTTCATATTTTAAAATGTGCGTTAATGTTATATAAAACCCTGTTTTTTGTTTCTTGGTATGCTTCATTATTTCTTACTACTTCGTGGCTGTAAATGGCTTCTAATTGCTTTTCAAGTAGTTTTTTTAAAAGTATGCCATTTTCGTTAAGCGGTCTGCCATCGTCAATAGCTTCTAAAAGTAAATCGGAGCAAACCGCAATAGTTTTAAGTTGTAAATCTTTAGTTATCATACTCACTTAAATATAAATCGATTAATAATTTTGTTTTTTGTAAATCTTCTTTAAAGTTTCCTTTTTTGCGACATCTTACAACTCTTTTAATAATATCAAATTCGTAAGAATTAAGGTTTTGATTTTCGCAAAATTGGTAAATACTACCTTTTGAATTGTCGTAGTGTTTCGGTGTTTTCAACTGTTCGGTTTTTCCGATTTGTTCATCTAAATATGTCATTATTCGTAAGATTTAATAAATTGATCCAAAGCATTTTTTTCGTTTGGATTTAACTCACTTAAAAGTTTTCCGTTAACGTGCCATTTGCCGTTAATAATTTCTATTGTTAGTTTCATATTAATTCTTTTATTTCTCTAATTTTTACAAATGGGTTTTTACTTCTAAAATGGTTATATGCTGCATCAAAATTCAATGCTTCGATTATCTTTTCGCAATCGATACAATCGTCATTCTTGTGTTTCCAGTAATATACTATGTACTTATTCATTATCAAATAATTTATCTACGTTTTCAATTAGTGTTTTTTCGCCTGTTGTTTCTTGAAGTAAGAAAATAATGCTTTCAAATCGTAAGTTAGTCCACGCAACCTCTGTTTTTAATTCAGCTTGTAATTTAGTTGAACGATACTTGTAAGGGCTTGACTTAATTTTTTGTCTGTTTTCCTCGCTTAATTTTTTCCAAAGTGTTTTCATTTTATTTATTTTTAAAGATTAATATTCCACATATAAGTAATGCTCCTGTCATTACTAAAAAATTATCGGTACTCATCCCGATAGTCGCAACTGATAAAAAGATAATTGTTTTCATAATTAATAAAGATTATAGTTTTTAATATGATTAATAGCATCATTAAAGCTATCAAAACATTTATTTTCATATTTATTTAATTTTACAAATAAATAATATTCATCATAAAATTTTACTATTTTACATTTTGTGTTTTCAAAAGTTGTAATTTCAAATACTTGGTTCATAATTTCTAATTGTTTTATTTTGATAGAGCAAATATAATATCTTTTTTTAGATAAACAACACAATGAAGTTAATTTATATTGATTATAAATAGCGTTGCTATGTTATTTGTATAAAAATAGTTTGTATTTTTGTAAAAATTTAAACCTATAGCCTTAAAATAAAAAATTAATTTAAACGTATAACCTTAAAACTATGATACACAAACTACAACAACTAATAGACCGAAAATCATTTGTCGATAATATGGCAAGAAAGTTAAAAGTTAAACCATCTACAATAGAGTATTATTTTAGAACTGAAATCCCTATTAAAAATAAAGTAATAATTGAAGCATGTTTAGATCTACAATTAAAGTTAGACAAAGAGTTTAAACAAATAGAAGTTAAGGCTTGGGAGTTGGTTTAACGTTATCAGGCTTTGTGATGTTGCGTAGAATTAAAACTGATAAGAACAAGTACAAACTAATTTTAAAATTTAAAACCGATGTTTAAAAATACAAAACAAAGTAGTAATAGCACAAAACCTGTGTTAAAAGCAGTATTTGAAAATATTTTCTTAATACCTATTTTACCATATCATTTAGTTTTATTTATATGGGTAAATTATGTATCTTTTAGAGATAATGATTTATTAGATATTGCAATGACTGGCGATGTTAAGAAAAATAAAACATTTGATAATTATTGCAGAAAAGTTGATGATAAACTAATACCATTGAAATACACAATATCAACTTTATTTTGGTTATACGTTATCTTTTAATATTGCTTTTAACGTTTGATAATTGTATTAGTAGCTTAAATTAAACACGAAAGTCAACAAATACAAGACAAACATTAAATTTTACGAATTGTAATTAAATAAAAACTAACAAAGCTATTGATACAAACACTTGTTATGCGATGGCTTTAAATTCAAAAAAAATGAAAAATTTCAAACAATTCAAAAGAAGTCAAATTGCAGAAATGCGAGAAGTAACAGAAAGTGATATTACAGACTTTCACAATGTAGGTGCTATTATAATACCATCTGATTTAGGGGATTGGAAACACCCAATAAAAGTTAGTATTTCTGATGCAGATTTAGCAAACGATTCTCCAAAAATTGGAGATATGATTGCAAGAAATCCAAAAAACTATTCAGACCAATGGTTAGTAGCTGAACAATATTTTAAAGATAATTTTGAAGATTTAGAACCATTCGATAATTTAGATAAAGAAGTCATTAAGCGTTATTTGGAGTAAGCTATTGCATAACGTTCCCACGCTTGGCATCAGTTGCTTAACGGAATAGTCAAACGAATTACAAACAAACAAATAATGTCAAACAAAACACGAAAGGCAATTGTGCCAAACGTGTGTTAACAAATGTATTTAAAATTATGAGTAAAAATTATCAAAAATCAGTTGATTTATGGATTGAGGGTCAACAGTTATTAGTATCTGAGTTAGAAATTAGAAGAAACTTTTTAATTACAAGTATTAAAATTAATAAATCAACTTTAAAAAATACTGAACAAACTTTAAAACATGAGCGTAAAATGTTAGAAGATTATTTAAAAGAACATAAATCTGATAAATTTTAATTATGAAAACAGCAGTAACACAATTAATAGAAAGATTAAAAAATGATTGGAATATAGTTCTTTCTGACAATGTAGTAGAATTTTATTTAAGAGAGGAACAAGACCAAATAAGAAATGCATATACAAAAAAATGTGATTTTTATTCTTGCGAAGATAAAAAAGAAAATTGTGTATGTGGTTTGAAATATTACGAAAGAACTTTTACACAAAGTTCTGAATAATATATTTGTTAACGTTTTGTAGCTTGTTGCAGTGGCGTTGACTAAACCAAAACACAACAAACAAAAAGAATATTAAACAAACTATCCGACACAAACTAAACTAGCCATTTATACAAATTGCTGTTATAAGAAGTAGCGGGTATTAACAAAAATAGTAATTATGAAATGTAAATGGGTAAAAAAAGAAGATTTTAATTGGGTAAAAGAAAATGATTTTTTCGATTGCTATATATTTTTTAATGGAGAAGTTATAAAAGCAAGCTATGATGGTGTTTTTAATTTTAAATATGGTGTTTGCGGTAGAAAAGTGCCATCTCATATAATGAAAATAAATACTCCAAAGCCTCCTTATGAAAAAGAATTGTAGCTATTTCTTATAACGGTTCTCGGCTTTGCTTTGTTGCGGAAAAGTAAGCCAAAAGTTTAGATTTAAAAACAAAATTAACAAACACAAACCGAACATTGGTTAAGCACTAAACCGCAATAGAGCAAAACCGATGTTATAAGTAGCTTTTTTATGGAATACTCAAACGAATATCAATCAAGACACGGATTTGCAGATTTTGAAAATAAAATATTTCAAATTACCAACAAAAAAGAAAAACCAAATATAATTTGTGAACTTGTAAAAGTGCCTACTTATTCTTTTACTAATACATACGTTGAAAAAATATGTGAGGGTAATGGGTGGTATTCAAATGGTGCTAAAATTACAGAAACAATTGAACACGACTTTTATTGGTTATTAGTTTTAAATAACAAATGTTTAGGAGTTATAAATTTTAATTCAAAAAAGAGTTTATCTTCTAAATATGCAATTGAAAATTTAAACTCAAAAAAATACGTTAAGGAATTTTTACGCACAATTTAGGTAAAGTTACTTATAACGGTTCTCGGCTTGGCGAAGTTGGGGATTTTGAAAACGAAACGCTAAAATTATTACTAAACTTAAATTGAAATACAAATGTTGAATTTACCACCGAACCCCCAATTTTGCCAAACCGATGTTAGTGGCAGTACTTTTGTAAACGCTGATTGCTTTGATGTTTTTCCTTTTATTGAGGATAAATCAATTGATGCTATTATAATTGACCCTCCATATTTTGAAGTAAAAGGCGATTTTGATTTTGTATTTAAAAGCGAAAACGATTATTTGCAATTTATTGAAAACACAATTATAGAATGTAAAAGATGCTTAAAAGATAGTGGTAGTTTATTTATATATTGCTCACAAGAAATGTCTGCTTATATTGATTTGATGTTGCGAAAATATTTTACAATTAAAAACAGATTGATTTGGTTCAGGAGTGGTGGAGTTTCGCCAAAGAAAAAATTTAAAGTATCTCACGAACCATTATTTTATTGTGTTAATGATATAAATAACCATACTTGGAATTTAGACGATATTAGAGTAAAAAGCATTTACGCTGATAAAGATAAAAGATTAAACCCATTAGGTAAAAGTCCTGACGATGTATGGTGTATTCCAAACCTTGTAGGTAAAAAAAGCGAGAAAGTACCACACCCAACGCAAAAACCTTTAGAGTTATGTGACAGGATTATAAAATGCTCAACAAATGAAAATGATTTAATACTTATTCCATTTGCGGGTTCTGGAAGTGAATTTGTAAGTGCTATTAAATTAAATCGTAAATCAATTGGAATAGAAAAGGAAAAACAATATTACGATGTTGCTGTTCGTAGAGCTTCGGAGTATTGCCACTAACGTTTTGTGGCTTGTAGCAGAACGTAGAATTATAAACAAAGATTACAAAAACAAAAGAATTATTAACTAATGATGACAAAGTAGCCTAAAGTAGTTTTGCTACAAACCATTGTTATAAAACGTTTTATTATGAAAACACCATTAACAACTTTATTTGAAAAAAACAAAACACTTTTAAGTTTAGATTTACAAAAAGAATTATTAGAACAAGAAAAAGAACATATTATTTTAGCTTACGAAGCTGGAAAATGTAAAGGTTCTTTAGATGATGATGAGGATTATTGGGGCGAAGAATATTTTAAAGATGAATATTTTAAAGAAGAAAAAGTATGTATTTCAGATTTAATTTTCCACAATCTACCTTAAATGTTTTATAACGTTATCAGGCTTGCAGAAGTGGCAAAAAAGCAAGCCTAGAATTTCGGATAAAGACCGAGCCACAAAGACACAAAAACAACTTTAAATTAAACCTGAACTTGCCATTTTTGCAAACCTGTGTTAATGGCAGTATTAACAAATTTTCTTATGAAAACATACGTATTAACAATTTCAAACACATTTCCTAAAACTCACAAAAAAGGTGGTTTAGAAACAAATTTTGTCGTGAAAATTAATAGCTTATTGAAAAAGCATACAATTAGAGGTAATTTTTTATTATGGCAAAAACGATTTGAAAAAATTGAAAAAGGAGAGGCTTGTTTGTCGATTAGAAATTGGACTGGCAAACCTTATAATTCAAAACAAGTAGAAGTTTTTAATCTTAAAAATACAGATGGAATTTCACTTGAAAAATTAGAATTTTACGAAGATAAAGATGGAGTTCCTGCTTTAAAATATCCTTTGATAAATAACAAATTCGAGCCAAACATTGACATTATAGCTGAAAATGACGGATTAAGTCTTTCAGATTTCAAAGAATGGTTTAAAGGTTACGATTTATCTCAACCAATGGCGATTATTCATTTTACGCACTTCAAATATTGCCATTAACGTTCAGCATTGTCGCAGTTGTGGATTAGGACTGCCGAATTATCGATTTAAAACCTAACCAACCAAGTACAAAATTATTTATCAATCAAGCCAAATGCCACAATTGCTACAATGCATTGTTATATGATGGCTTTTTAACACTAAACATTATGACACAAGAAGAATTAAAAACCTGCTTAGGACAATTATTATTAGACCTTAGAGGAAATTGGGCTTATGATTATCATAGCAGAATGAAAACGGCACTAGGCTTATGTAGCCAAATCGACGAAGATACAACCGATGTAGAAAATAGAATTGAAAGCGAAATGGAAGGAGATTACGATGGACGTATTTTTAGAAATGGAGATTTTTACGGGTATTCATCTGATGAAGGAACAACTGAAGAAGTTAAAAAATGGTTAGAAAATAATCTAACACATCCTGAATATTGCTCGGTTCTTTCGTAAGCTATCATATAACGTTTCGGTGCTTGTAGATGCCAGCCTACACGCATTTTATTTTCGGCTGGTATTTACAAACACCTGTTATAAGAAGTAGCGGGTAATTAAACAAATAGTAACTATGTATTGGTATTGGATAAACGTTTTTAATAATGATTCATTTGTAGGTAGTTTTTATACCGATGGGTCAAACAGAAATAAAATAATTGAAAAAATAAATAATAAATATGGTAAAGGAAATTGGAGTAGATTTACTTGCGAATAGTAATCGTAGCTATTTCTTATAACGTTTTGTAGCTTGTATAAGTGGCGGAATAAACAGAACTAAAACTATCTATTTAGCCTAAAACATACCAAATAAAAGAAAAAACAACAAATTAATAACTTAACCCGCCATTTTTACAAACTACTGTTATAGTTAGTGGCGGGTATTTAAAACTTAAAGTCTTATGAGTTCAAAATCAAAATTATATACTATGGCAATGATGGGTGCAATGCTAAGTTCTATGGCTCAAACTTCTGAACGTGAATACTACGAAAAAGAACACGAACCAAATAAAGAACCTAAAAAGCCAATTATTCCCAATGGTTGTAAAGAATATCATTTTACGAGAAGTGGAAGATTTGACACTACTGAAAATATGTGGAATGATATAGATTATATTTTTACTTGCTTTGCCTCTAATGCTAAAAACGCAATTAAGAAGTTTGAAAAATGGTCTAATGAAAACGAATTGTAGCCATTGACTATAACTTGTCGCTAACCTCTATAAAAGTATTACTTATTTATGTCAAAGCCTATAAAATACACAAAATCTAAAGTAGTCAAGCTAACAGAAGTTCAATATCAAACTTTAAAAAAATTAGAAAATTATAATATTAGAGTTTGCGACTTTATTCGTGATGCAATTTCTGAAAAATTACAAATAGAAAAAATAGAAATAGTTAAACCAAAGGAAGTAATTAAATGTCCTTTTTAAATAAATAAATTATGAAAAAAAAAGAATTATTAAAAAAAATCGAAAATCTTGAAGAAATAAACAAAATTTTAATTACAGAGTTATTTGATTATAAAAATACTCAATTAAATAAAAAATTAGATAACATTTTAAATCTTGCTAGAGAAATAGATCAGAGTGCAAATTTAGCTTGTACTTATAATAAAACTTGTTATGGATTTGAAACAGAAGCAATATTAACCTTTAAAGTTGTAAATAATTAAACAAAAAACCACCCGTTATAAGGTGGTTTTATTTTTTATAAAGCTATAAATCAAATAGAGTACAAAAAAGCACGTAAACATTAAAATTAGCTTATTTGCGACTATTTTAATAGTTTCTGAATAGTCAACCTCTTTAGCTTTTTTTTCTTCTTTAAAATCAACGTTTTGCT